GGATGTTAATATATGTAATCTTAAAGCAGTTATTAAACAAGGTGTTAGATGTTTAGATTTTGAAGTTTATTCAGTAAATAACCAACCAGTTGTTTCTACTAGCACTTCAGATAGTTATTATGTTAAAGAAACATTTAATTCAGTAAATTTTGGTTCTGTTATGGATACAATTAGAAATTATGCGTTTTCAGGTTCGACATGCCCAAATCCGACCGACCCTTTAATTATTCATTTGAGATGTAAAAGTAATAATCAAGAAATGTATTCGAAATTAGCAGATATATTCAAATCAAATACTGATATTATGCTTGGAATGAATTATAGTTACGAAATTGAAGGTAAAAATTTAGGAAACGTTCCTTTGTTGTCACTCAAAAACAAAGTAATTTTAATAATGGACAGAAGTAATCCAGCATTTATAGAAAATGACAAGTTATTAGAATATATCAATATGACAAGCAACTCCATATTTATGAGGGAATCTAAATTTTATGATGTTAAAAATACTCCTGATATAAATGAATTAACAGAATTTAATAAACAAGGAATGACTATAGTTATTCCTGATAATGGTTCTAATCCTCCTAATCCTAGTGGAATGGTTTGTAGAGCAAGTGGTTGTCAAATGATAGCAATGAGATATCAATTTGTTGATAATAATCTTACGGAAAATGCTTTATTTTTTGATAGAGTAGGATATGCTTTTGTTCTTAAACCTGCTGATTTAAGACATCAACCTGTTATGGTAAAAGCTCCAACGCAACAAAATCCAGATTATTCTTATGCAACAAGATCTTCATCAACAGACTATTATAGTTTTAAGTTTTAATTGATAAACGTAAATTAAATAAAATTTCTAATGATAATATAGAAAAATAATAAGACGATATACGAAAAAACATAATTAAACTTATATGCGATAATATTTAGAAAATAGAACATCCTTTTTGAATGAATTTATTTTAACACTAAATAATATAGGAATGCCTAAATACAAAAAAGTGTGTAAAGATTTATCATTTGCCGATTGTGAATTAGCGATTTTACGTATGGCAGTTGATGAAGCTGAAACAAAAATAGCTAGACGCGTTGTTAATTCGGATGAGGTACAAAAAATTATAGAGATTGTTGAAGAATTTATTAGACATAAAAAACTCATTTGTTATGGTGGAACAGCTATTAATAATATCTTACCAGAAGAAGAACGTTTTTATAATAAAGATATTGAAATTCCTGACTACGATTTTTTCTCTCAAAATGCGTTAAATGACGCTAAGGAATTAACAGATATTTATTATAAAAAAGGTTTTTTAGATGTCGAGGCAAAATCAGCACAACATCATGGAACATATAAAGTTTTTGTAAATTATATACCTGTAGCAGATATAACTTTTATGCCAAATGAAATATATAATATTCTTAAAAAAGATACTATAAGTATTGATGGTATATTATATGCTCCGCCAAATTTTTTAAGAATGTCTATGTATCTTGAATTATCTAGACCAGCAGGTGATACTAGTAGATGGGAAAAAATATTAAAACGATTGATGCTTTTAAATAAAAATTACCCAATAACAGATATAAATTGTAATGAAATTGATTTTCAACGTGAAATGGAAAATAAAGAGAATCAATCTAAAATTTATGAAAATGTTAAAAACACTTTAATAAATCAAGGTGTTGTATTTTTTGGTGGTTTTTCTAATGTTCTTTATTCTCAATATATGCCAAAAAATTTACAAAAAAAAATAGAAAATATTGCTGATTTTGACGTTTTATCTAATAATCCTGAAAAAACAGCAGAAATTGTTAAAGAACGTTTAGATGATAATGGTGTCAAACACGTTAAGATTATCAAACACTCCAATATTGGAGTGATAATTCCTGAACATTATGAAGTTAGAATAGGTAAAGATTCTATTCTTTTTATTTATAAACCTATTGGATGTCACAGTTATAATATTTTAATGATGAATGGTAAAAAAGTAAGAGTCGCAACAATCGATACTATGTTAAGTTTTTATTTGGCATTTTTATATGCTAATAAACCTTATTATAATCAATTTATTGATAGAATACTTTGTATGTCAAAATTTCTTTTTGATGTTCAACAAAAAAATAGATTGTCTCAAAAAGGATTATTAAAACGTTTTAGTATTTTGTGTTATGGTCATCAAGAATCAATAGAAGAAATGAAGGCAAAAAAAGCAGAAAAATATAAGGAATTAAAACAGAGTGGAAATAAAAAATTATTCGAAGAATGGTTTTTGAATTATAAACCAGACAATGAAGAAAAGAAGAGTGTCAATAAAAAAACTAAAACAACAAGAAAAAAAACTAAAACAAATAGTTTTTTGAATGCCTTCAAAAATGGTTCAAAAACTCGAAAAAATAAAAAAAACAATTACTAAATTTGCCGATTATTTTGTTCCATTGTACTACAAAATCCTCCAGGACAATCTTCTTCATTTTGTTTATTTTTATAATATCTATAAATAAATATACCAATTATTATAATTAAAACAGCTAATCCAATGTAAATATACATAGTATAATCATAATTAGTTTCACCATTAATGTTATTTCCAATGACTTGAGAAACATCCAACGAAAATACCGAATCTGTGATATCAATAGAGTCCATTTATTATATTGATATCTTACTAATAAATAAAAATTTAAACTTATAAACAATATGTTTCTAAAATTATACTAAATATATCAAAAATAATTTTTGATATTATTTTAAAAATAATGTTATCCTTAAATTCTTCTGGAATATATTTTTTTACATAAATTAATATGTAAAATATATTTACAAATATATATTCTAATAAGAGTTTAATATTATAATTAAATCTATTAAAAATGCTCCAATCATTTACAAAACTACACATAGGTGTATTAGTTTTTTTAATAAAAAAACTATGAACATCTAATAATCCAGATAATATTCTGTGAAAATTAGTTTTTTCATTTTTAATATTTAAAGCATAAATAAATTTATCATAACCAAATAACTCCATATGTAAAATTTTTCTGTTGGTTTGTTGTTTAAAAATATAAGCATTAATTCCATCAATATATTTTTTTTTGTAGAGCATATTTTTATCAATTAAAAATGGAACATAACAGGATTTAACTATTGTATTGATTATATCATCTATATTTTTATAATTGGATTTTACAACTTTTTTACATTTTTTTAAATCATGATAACAAATAAATAGTTTATTGTTTACCTTTGAACATATATCATTAGGAATTCTTTCTTGTAAATGTATTTTAAGTGATTTTATTGTATTTAATGTATAATTTTTTTTAAATTCTTCATTGAGTATTTCATATAATTTAGGTATTAAATCTAGAGAGTCAATGTAATATAAAAATGCTACTATTGAACCTATACTACAGCCTGAAATTCTTGCTATTTTGAGGTACTTTCTTCTCTCCATTTCTTTTAAAAAATAAAGAGAACCTACCAGATAACTTCCATTAAATATGCCACCATCTAAAACTAAATCTATATATTGTAATTTTTTGGTTTCTTCTGGCAAATTTTCTATTAATTTATTAACATATTCATCAATCATATAATTACTTTTATAAATTTGCATGTAACTTTTAGACGAATTATAAAATTTTAGACCTTCACATTTTCTAAAAGTCTATCCATAAAATAGGATTCATTTTTATTAGAAACATATATATTTATTAATTCTGCTGGTGAATAAATTTTGTCCTAGTCTAATTAACGCAGGGTCTAATTTATGATAATAAATTAAAATGTGCCTATAAATTAAAAAGTGCCAAAATAAGATGTAGTTTTCATTAATAAATGAAACAATAACCCAAATAATACACTTGTAAATAAATAACCATTTATATTATAATTTCCATCATTGGAAAATAAAAATGAAATGTATGTAAATAGAAATCTCTTGAAGAATGGTAATTGAAATAAAAAATACAAAACGGCGAGTAATATAGGAGTCTGAATTTCATTATACATATCATCTAATGAATCATTCATATGTTTTCCTTTATTATATTGATTTATCATATCAGATGTTTGTTCATAATTTTTTATATAATCAATATTTTGTGGTGGAGGTGGAACATAATTTGGCATAACTTGTGGATCAGCACTGAGACCACTTGTTGTCATAGGTATATCTCTTGATTGTAATTGAGTACTACCAGATAATGTAGCTTGTTGTAAACTATTTACAATTTGATTAATTGTAGTCTGATCTAAAGACATTCCAGGTGCTAGTTGTTTTTCTTGTGCTGTTATAGTAACATTATTCCCTCCACCAAGAGGATCTGTTGGTAAATCTAAAATACTAGTTGCTTCACCGCTCATAATTATTGTAAAGAATGATTGATTACAATAATTACGCAAATTTCT